ACTTAGTTACATTCAATAACATCAATCGACCACTATCAAGATAGACTCTAATTTGCATCTTTTCTCCTTTAAATTTTAGACTTAACAAAGCAGTCAATACCTTTCAATAAAGACGGATTTCTTTATTTCTGTTTCACATAACTATACTCACGACAAATATAATAAATTTATAATATTCTTGACTGCTTGATTAAATCTAAAAGGTTGTTTTAATGTTATTCCGCATTTCTGCAACTTTAGTAAGGTAAACAACAAACTTACTTAACAACGATACATTTGCTTAGTTTTTGAGATAAACTAAAAAAACTCACCGACTTAGTCGTAGCAAAACTAAAACTTGTTTTGATAAGAGAATTATTCCAAATTGGAATTTAAAATAAGCTTAAATAATTCCAAAATAGAATATTTTTTTATAATTTGGAATTTAAATTATTTTTGGTAGAATAGATAATTAAATAATAAAGGGGTAGATATGGCATTGGTAAAATGTAAAGAGTGTGGAAAGGAAATTTCTAAAGGTGCTAAGACTTGCCCTCAATGTGGGGCAAAAGTAAAGACAAGCTTCTTAATGAAGTTATTTGTATTTATCATATGTATTATTATAATAGTATCAATATTTGGTGGAGATAAACCAAATACTACGGCTAAAGGTCAAACAGTATTAAATGAATTAGAATTTAATGTTTTAAAAACTTTTGTAGATGATGAGATAAATCTACTTTCACAATATGATGATGTTGAAACTATGATTATTGATGATATAAAACTAATTGAACTACCTATTAAAGTATCAGTTGATAAAATGCAAAAAGAGTATGAACAGAATGAAGTAAAAGCAGATGCTGATTATAAGAATAAAAGCTTATTAGTTTCAACTTCAGTAAGCGCTATCAGAAAAGACTTATTAGACAAAATGGTTATAGATTTAAGAACATCAGGAAATACATACCTAAAACCAGTTGCTGAAGTAGATAAACCATATCAAGACTGGGTTGCTTCATTAAGAAATGGAGACAGAATAAAAATGGTTTGTAAAGGTGGGGGCTTTATGGTTGGAGCAGTTTATTTAAGAGATTGCAAACCTTATTATAATTATTTAGTAAATCAAGATTTAGTAGGAAAATTATTAAAAGAATATAATGTGCAAAAAAATAATACCGACAATGCTACTGTTAAATTAATAGACCTAGTAAAAACTTTAAGTTCTAAATTAAATCCAGAAACTACTTCTTGCAGTTCACAAAGATTTGATAGCAAGAAATGTTTAAAAGAAACTACTTTAATTATGGAACAGATTAAAAAGACTAATAAATAAAAACTTTAACCTTACTCATAATATTATCTTCCTATTTATTCTCTCTTGAATTAGTAGGTAAGGTAATATCTATTGCCGATGGCGATACAATTACTATCCTGACTAAAGATAATACAAAATACAAAATAAGGTTAAACAATATTGATGCTCCAGAGAAAAAACAAGCTTTTGGAAATAAATCAAAAGATAATTTAGATAAATATATAGCTGGTAAAACTGTAAAAGTTGAATACAATAAAATGGATATGTACAAAAGAATACTTGGAACTATTTACTATAATAATATAAATATTAATTTGCAACAAGTTAAAGATGGTTTTGCGTGGGTATATAAATACTCAAAAAATAAACCTTATTATGAAGCTGAAGAAATATCAAGAAAAAATAAAAAAGGGCTTTGGATTGACAAAAATCCATTAGCCCCTTGGGAGTTTAGGAAACAAAGTAAATAAAAAATTATCTACCTATCATCTTAAGTTGTGTTGTTCTATACTAAATTTGATATTAATAAACTTTTTATATATTCTTGCGATGAAATATTCAGTTTATTACATTTTTGATTTAATATATTTGCCATTTCCCTATTTAATATTAAAGAGTAATTAATATCTTTATTTATTTTAAATATTTTTACTTCCATTTCATCTTTATAAAATAATTCTGATATATTAACTTTTAATATTTTACTCATCATATGTATTGTAGAACTAGATGGGTCCCCTGCATCATTCTCTCTTAGATAACTTCTTAATGACTCAAAAGATAAAGCAAACCCTTTTAACTTTAATTCTTCATAAAATACTTTCTGTGAAATATTTCTCTCTTTTAAAATAGATTTAACTTTTTTATTCGCAAAACCAAATTTAAAACTATCTTTTTCCATTTATATTCCTATTATTCTTTCAACATTCTTCCTGCAATAATTCCAACTATTTCAAAGTTCTCTAATTCTTGCGAGTCTTTTTCAATAACTTCATCAGGATAAGATTTATTTTCGCTTGAAATTATAATATCCCCATTAAGTCTAAAAGATATGTTTTTAACTTGTAAATTTCCATTCAAACTAATAATATATTTTCCAGTTATCTTTGGGTAACTATCTGGAATATCAACATACAATACAATATCTCCATTATCAACATAAGGCTTCATACTATCGCCAACTACTTGTATTCCATTTATTTTATATTCTCTAAATTTTTTAACAATCTGGTGAGTATCAATATATAACTCTTTTATAATTTCATCTTTTTCTAAAAGACCAGAACTACCAGCACCAACACAACCATTTTTAATATGTACTTTTGTTATAAAATTTGGTAAGTTTTTGATTTGTTTCTTTTCATTCTTTCCATAAAGTAAATATTCAGGAGTAGTATCTAATATTTGTGAAAATTCTTTTAAAATATCGGGCTTTATTCCATTATTTATTTTAGGGTTTAAACTAAGCCATTTTGATAAAGTACCTTGGGCTACTTCAAATGAGAATTTATCAAATAAATCTTTTTGTTCTATATTTAGTTCTTGCATCCTTTTATTAATTCTTGATGCAATTTCCAAATCTTTTTCTTTTTTTATAGTTTTTGCACTTATATTATTTTCCATATTTTACCTTTAAAAAAATTATACCTAATTGGAATATTCTAAGTTGGAATTATTTAAGCTTATTTTAAATTCCAATTTGGAATAATTCAAGAATGAAAAAGAAATTACCAACACAAAAAGAGATTAGTAAAATATTAAATGTATCACAACCAACTGTTTCAAAATATGCAAATGGAATATTATGTCTTAGCTGGGAACAGGCTCAAATTTTAAAAAGAGAATTTAAGTTGACTGATAATGATATTAACTCTTTCATTTCAAGAAATATACAAAAACCAAAACCAAATGAAAAGGTTTAACTATGGCAAAAACAAACAAAGAACTTGAATATTACAGAGTTTTAAGAGCAAAGATGATGGTTAAAGCTGAGATGCAAAATGTTAATTGGGCTAGATATTATGCCAACCTTTTGGATTTAGGCGGAGTAAATAACGAACAGTATCTAAAGAACTATTTTAATGATGATAATAAAAGATTTAATACTGAACAGTTAGCAACTATTTTGCTTGATTTAGAAGATGTAAAAGAGATTGAAATTATTACTCAATGTCAAATGGAAAGAGAAGTTTTAAAAGCTGTTAAAGAGATAGGAATTTTAACAAGTGAAATGGAAAAGCAATTTGATAATAAAGATGAAATTGATAGTAGTGAAGCTTCAAAAGTTTTAAGTAAAGCTAGACCTTTATTAACAGTTGTTAAAAGATTTGTATTAAGACTTGAAGAAACTAAGGCAAGGGGATAATATGAAATTAATCATAAATGGAATTGCTAAACATTTCCAAAATATAAAAGATAAAAAAACAAAAGTTAAATTAAATCATCTTAATTTAAAAGGTGAAAAACCAATCAAACTATTTGCATAAAGTAGCTTTGATTAGGCATATAGTTTCCCATATTTCTATATGTCTAACAAAAGCTATTTAGCTTTAATGTGTTTTAGAAAATTTTTCCTTTATGAGTTAGAGTGAGTTTTGATTGGCGTCCTTTCTCACTCTAATTTAAAACACACCCATGTCGGTGCAACTTATTATAACAAAGTTGCTTTTAAGTGTTCTTATTAAGCAGTCAATCTTACACTTTAAATCCTCCAAGATACGCGGGGATTGATTGCTACTTAATAAGACATAGTATCTGGAGGTACAAACTTATGAGTGCAAATATACAAATAAATACTAATCTTGCAAAAGATGAAATTAGAATCACACTTAAAGAGATAACGGATTTAATATCTGTTGAACATAACAAAGCTATGAAAACAGTTGAGAAATTAACTCTTGAAGCAAGTTTTGGACAAGTCGAAAAAATAGCGACTTGTATAACTGTTGGAAATGGTGCAATTAGAGATATAGATACATATCTTTTAACAAAAAAACAAGCAATAGCAGTTGGAGCAAAACTTAATAATTCTCTATTAATGAAATTAATTGATAGATTAGAGCAATTAGAAAACCAAAATAAACCAAAAACAACTTTAGACTTGATAATTCAATCTGCACAAAAAATGCAAGAATTAGAAAATATTCAACAAAAGCAAGAGAGTAGATTAATAGAAGTTGAAAACAAAGTGGAAAATGATATTACTTTAACTTCTGCACAAAAGCATCACTTAAGAAATTTAGTGACTAAACAAGTTTATCATCTTCAAAATCTTCACAAATTAGACAATAGTTTTAATAAAAAGAACTTTCAAAGAATTTGGAAAAAGTTAAAAGACTATTTTATCGTTTCAAGTTATATGGAAATACCTAAATCAAAATTTGATGAAGCTTGTCAAATTGTTAATAATATTAGCTTAGGGGATTTGATATGAGAGAAATTAAATTTAGAGCAATACCTCTATTTGGAAAAGATTTTGTTTACGGAAGCCTAATAATTGAAAAAAATGAAAAAGGTGAAGATACATATACTATTAGAAGATATGAAAATGGAAAAATTTCTTATTTTGAAGTAAAAAAAGAAACAGTAGGACAATACACTGGATTAAAAGATAAAAATGGAGTTGAAATTTATGAGAGTGATATTTGTTTAATTGAAAATTGCTTTGTTGATTTTAAAGATAAATTATATAACCATATAGGAGAAGTTAAATATATGGGATGTAGATTTATAGTAATAGATGAATATTTAAATATGTTAAACCCTTTTGAATACAAAAACAATATAGAAGTAATTGGAAGCATTTACAAAAATAAAGAGTTATTAGGACAAGAAAAATGAAGTATACAATAACTCTAAACCAACCCTTAATGATTAAATATAATCTAAATATGACTAAGTGGTGTATGCTTGATATATTATCTATTGCACCAACTTGGAGTGATGTTATAGTTGTAGACAATAAACCTTATTACCATATTTCAAGAAATAAAATTGTTGATGAATTAAAAGCTTTAGATTTAAAACCTGATACAGTTTATAGATATTTAAAAGAATTAACAGAAAATGGGTTTATTTTATATATTAAAAAAGATGGTAAAGATTTAATCACTTTTACTCAAAAAGCTAAAAATTTATTTAGAGAAAATCACTCGGAAAAAAATCCGAATAGTTATGAAAACTCGGAAAATTTTCCGAATAAACTCGGAAAAAAATCCGAAAATCACTCGGAAAAAAATCCGACATATAAAGATACTAGAATAAATAAAAATACTAACATAAAAGAAAGAGAGAGTAATAGTAATTATACTAATGCAAATTTTGAAGAAGAAAAAAATATCCCTCACTCTTTTTCTAAAGATGAAAAGTTAAATCCAAGAGAAGTTATTGAAGCTTACAAAGAAAAAATTTCAAATAAACATGGCGATATTCAAGAGCCTAGTAGTTTTAATCAAATTGCTTTGAAAAAGACTGATATTCCAAAAATGCTTATTGGGATAGATAACTATGCAAAAGCTTTGAAACTTACTAATACAAAAGTCGAGAAACTTTTCTTTTTCATTCGTGATGGAATTTACCTAGATTATCAGGAAGAGCAAGTTATCGAACTTGGGAAAAATGAAGCTTTAGTTCCAAATGATTTAATTGATAAAAGCTTTACAGTCGATGGTGAAACTATTAAATTTTTAAAAGATGGATATTTGAAAATTGAGAAAGATTGGAAAATAACAAATGCTAAAAATGTAGCAGATATGGTTAATACGATTAGAACTTTTTTAGGTGGTGAAAGATGAAAAAAATAAGAATATTAAACCTTTATGCAGGAATAGGTGGCAATAGAAAACTTTGGAATGAAGTTAGTAGTGATATTGAAGTTACAGCAGTTGAATTTGATGAGAATATAGCAAAAGCCTACCAAGATAGATTTCCAAATGATACTGTTGTTGCAGGTGATGCAAAAGAGTATTTGTTAGAAAATTATAAAAACTTTGACTTTATTTGGGCTTCGCCACCTTGTCAAACACATAGTAGAATAAGAAAAGCTAAAGTAGATTGCAAAGAAAATAAATTTGGAAGTGCTAAAGCAATTTATCCAGATATGAGTTTATATCAAATAATCATTTTTCTAGAAAATCATTTTAAAGGTAAATATGTCGTAGAAAATGTGATCCCATATTACGAGCCTTTAATAAATCCATGTCATGTAATAGATAGGCATTATTACTGGTCCAACTTTTTTATTTGGGATAGAAATGTTCAAAAAGACACAATTATAGAAAAAACAGTTCTATCTGATTTAAAAGATTTTGATTTGTCTATATACAAAATAAATAATAAGCGACAAGTTATTAGAAATCAAGTTAATTATGAAATTGGTAAACATATTTTATCTTGTGCATTACAAGGTGGTTTATGATGAGAACATTAACACAAGCAGAATTAAAAGAGTTTGAAAAGACTTTTGATTACTTAAACGGTCATATTGGTGGATTTGCAGATTGGAAATATAAAAAAACAACAATTTATGATTTAAAAGTTAATGGTATGCCTTTACCTACTGAAATATTAAATTTTGCTAGAAGTTTAGAAAAATTAAATAGCCTAGATGAATTAAATATGAAATTTGATAGTTCTCATAATTCATTACATAAGATCAATTTACTTTTTAATAATTCAAAAATTGAAGAAGAAAAAAATATAGTTCTTCAGAGGCTGATAGCGTATTGCTTCAAAGCAAAAGTTCAACCATACAAATTGAGAGTTGAAGAAGTAAGAAATGGAAAATATTACTTTATTGCTCCAAGTGTAGTTAAAAAAGACGAGCCTATTGTAGCTATTTGATGGTAATTATGTAAGTAAAATTGAACAAAAAGAAGATGATCACAATAATTTTTATGATGGTTTAGAAACTATGAATAGATTAAGAGTAGGTGCATAATGAGCATAAAACCAAAAAACACTATTTTAAGAGATTGTAGTAAATGCGAAGAAAGTATTGAAAGAGATAATAAATTGCATTGCAAGATAAAAATTAAAGATTTAAATTTGCCTTTTACTTGTTACAGCGAAGTAACTGTAAAAAGAGAATGTGGATATTTTAGGGAGAAAAGATGAGTAGAATAGATATTTTAAAAAAGCTTTAGAAAAAAAGAAAAGCAAACTAGATTCAAAATATGAAGATTATTTTGAAGATGTTAAACAGGCAAATGGGCAACCATTAAATGATAAGAGGGGCGGACAAAAAATATTAGATAGATGGAACAAAAAACAACAATCTATTAATAATCAAAGATTAGAAATTGAAAAAACAGAAAATGCAATAAAAAGAGAAGAAAATAAATTATTAAATAAAAATAATAGTTATGAAGATATGCCTATTTATATTAAAGATTTGATAGATAAAGGGACCCTTAAACAATGGAACAAATTTCCTAATATACTTTTCGTTGATGGAGTAGAAAAAGCAAGAATATGTTTTGACAAGAAGACAAAAATATGTTCACATAAATATGTAAATCAAATAACTAATAAAGAACAATATTCTATTTTTAGAGATGTATTTAACAATATAAATAATCTACAAAAGGATTTAAAATGAATTACTTAGTAGATATATTAATAATCGTATTGGTTGGATTATGTGTCGCAGTTGGATTTGTGATTAATTTGTTTGAAAAGGAGAATAATATGACTTATTTAGATATTAAATTAAGAATTTTTGGTTATGGATTAGGATTTGAGATTAAAAAAACTATTGAAGACCATAGCCCAAAAAATAAAGATTTGATAGGAACTTCAAGAAGTCGTAAAAAATTTAGATTTTATAAAAATACATATGATTATCAAGACTGGAGTTTTGTTGGATATGCGTTTTATAATTATGGTTTTATCTTTAGAATTTATTTAAATAGAGGCTAAATAATGCCTAACCCAATTATCCCAACAGAACACCAGGAACAATCTTTAGTTATTCAATATTGTAACCTAAGAAAAATACCTATCTTTCATATTCCAAATGGAAGTTATAAAAGTCTTACAGCAAGAATAAAATCAAAAAAAGAGGGATTAAAAGCTGGTGTTCCAGATTTAATGATACCAGTTGCAAAAGGTAATTATTATGGTTTATTTATTGAAATGAAAAGAGTAAAAAATTCTAAAGTTTCAGTACAACAATTACAATGGATTGAGTTGCTAAACAATCAAGGTTATAAGGCGATTGTTTGCTATGGAAGTAAACAAGCCATAGAAGAGATTGAAAGTTATATGAAAAATTAAGAGAAGGAGTGTGTCTTGCAAAACGATAATTATTATAGAAGATTGATTGTTCAATATTATCAAGCAGATACACTCTATTTGAAAAAGAAATATAAAAATAGTTTTGAAGCTATATATAGAATTTTAGAGAAACAAGAAAAAGATATTTTAGAACTTCAAGAATTGGTTTTAAATATTATAGATGAAAAAAAAGAATTTGAGATAATAAGATTATTTTCAAATCAAAAAAACCCAGAAGGAAGTTATAGAGCATTTAAAAGAAACTTATTTAATGTAGATACATCAAGAGAGATTAATAAAAGGTTGTATCAAACAGCAATGTGTATTATGGATAAATTAAAAACAAGAGGTAAGAAATGGAAACAGCAAAGATGGGTATTTTAGATTTTATGATGGAGTGTGAGTGATGGAAAAATATAATGAAGCAAAAATTAAATTAAAATGTACTTGTAGTTATCTTTATGCTAACCATACTGATAAAGAATTTATAAAAGACGAACTAGGCAATACTGTTGAAAATTGGGAATTTTTTATTAGTAATCATCAAGATAAAGAAGAGAAACAAATATGGTTTACTTTATTATCTAGAAATAAAGATGGAAAACTTTTAAGTCAAATTGATTTTGATGAAATAAGCAAAAATGATTTAAGCGATTTAATAAAACAATTAGTTAATTTATATAAAGAGTTATAAATGGCATATAGTGAAGAAGTTTGGCAAAAAGCTAAAGTCTTAAGAGAGAGTGGAAAAAGTTTAGGTGAAGTAGAACTATTAACTGGAATAAACAAATCCTCTATTCAAAGAAAAGAGAAAAAAGAAAATTGGATAGTAGGAAAAACGCAACAGCTAAAAAGCGACATTATCGAAGTTGAAAAACAAAATGCAACGATTTTGCAACAAAAAGCAACGATTAGAGAAAAAATTGCAACGCTTGAAGATTATGAAATAAAATATCTTGACGAGTTAATACAAGATGAAGCTAAAATAAGAAGTTTGTTGTTTTCAACTACTGCATTAAATGTAATTAGAATAAATGAAGATTTACAACAAAATATGAAATATGAAAAAGTATCAGTTGGTGATGGTGTTCAAAATTTAGAGCCAGTTAAATTAAGTGCTTCTGATTATAAAAACGCACAAGAGGCATTAGATAAAGCTTCAATAACTTTAGGAGTAAATCAAAGGCACTCAAATAGTCAAGTAACAGTTAATAATCAAAATGCAAACATTCAAGAAAATATAAAAGTAGAATGGGATTAATGACTATTTCTATTAATAAAAAACTAAAACCTTTTTGTACTTACGATTATAGATATTATGTAGCATATGGTGGAAGAGGGAGTGCTAAATCTTGGAGTATAGCAAGAATACTTTTGTTATTAGCAAGTCAATCAAAAATTAGGGTTTTATGTACAAGAGAAATTCAAGACTCTATAAAGGACTCTGTACATAAACTTTTAAAAGACCAAATAGACCTATTAGAACTTAAAGGCTTTACAGTTCAGAATGATACTATTAAACATACTAATGGAAGTGAGTTTATATTTACTGGACTATATAGAAATATAACTAAAATTAAATCTATGGAAGCTATCGATATATGTTGGATAGAAGAAGCAGAAAGTATATCTGCTATGAGTTGGCAAGTATTGGACCCAACAATTAGAAAACCGCAATCAAGAATTTTTATATCATTTAACCCAAGATATGAAGATGATATTATTTATAAAAATTTTGTATTAGAAAAACCTGATAATGCTTATGTTGTTAAAGTAAACTGGAATGATAACAAACATTTTCCAGCTGAACTTGAAGCACAAAGAGTGCATATGCAAAAAACTAATCCAGAATTATATTTGCATATTTGGGAAGGTGAACTTAAAAAAAATACAGAAGAACTTATCTTAAGTGGTAGGTGGTCAATTGAAGATTTTGAAACTCCTGATAATGTACATTTTTATTATGGTGCTGACTGGGGATTTTCACAAGACCCAAATACTGTTAATCGTATGTATATAGCTGAACATTCAGAATATGGCTCAAATTGTTTATACATAGATTATGAACTAAACGATAGACCTTATGGAGTAGAAGGAGTTTTAACTTCTACAAGTTTAAATGAATTGCCAAACTTTTGGAACAGACTACCTGAGATTAAAAAACATACAGTAAAAGCAGATAGTGCAAGACCAGAAACAATATCACATATGCGACAAAATGGTTTTAGAGTAGTAGGAGCCATTAAAGGTGCAAATAGTGTAGAAGAAGGTATCGAGTATATTAAATCTTTTGATAGAGTTATTATTCATTCAAGATGTGTTAATACAATTTTTGAAGCTGGAAATTATAAATATAAAGTTGATGCAAGAAGTGGTCAAATAACAAGACAAATAGTAGATAAGAATAATCACCATATCGATGCGATTAGATATGCCCTTGAAGATTGTAGAAATGGAAAAGTAGACTGGAGCCAAGCAAGTACAATCCTAAGCAGTATGATAAGATAAAAATAAAAAGGTGAATGATGAAGAAATATAGAAAAATTAGTTTACCTACGGAATGGGTTGCAATTAGAAATAGAAAAACAAGGGAAGTAAGATTTATTCCAAAGAGAGAAAGTAAATGAGCCGAGGAAGACACTATCCATCACAAAAGAAAACAAATATTCCTCAAGTTCAACAACCAATAAATTGGCAACTACCCCAAGAGAATATCCAATTGGAAGACATTAGACCTTTAACAACATTTACAGATGCACTAGCGGTGAAAGTTGGTGAGAACTTTAATGAATGGAAAGATAGATTTAATGATGAATGGGAAAATAATGTAGCTTCAATTAATGCTCATAATTCAATCGCTCAATACAATGAATATATTTTAAATAGGTTATCTTATGTTGAATGTTCATATCTTGCTATTGATACCATAATCAATAATGCAATTACAAAATTTGCTAATGGTTGTACTAATAAAGGTGGTGAAATCATTATTGATGATAAAGTAGATAATCCAGAAGAAGTTTTAAAAAAGATTGAGGATAGATTTGAAGACTTAGGCGGATTAAAACTAATTAATGATTTAATGCAAGTTGCTTTGATTTATGGGACCGCTGATTTATTTATCGATGTAAATACAGAAAATGAAAAATTAGTAGATGCTTTAATAATGAAATCAGAAGTATTTACTCAAAATAAAATTACAAATTTACAAATAGTTCCGCCATACACGAAAGGTGCAATTAGTGTAGAAACTGTAAACGTACTTGATAAAAACTATATGAAGCCAAATACATGGTATATACAAGGTGCTGGAAGCGTTGATAGTTCAAGATTAATTTCATTAACTCCTTTTGAGTGTCCTACTTTATTAAAACCTATTTTCAATTTTGGTGGAGTTAGTTTATGCCAGTTTATGAAAAACTATGTTTCAACTGCTGATAGTACAAGACAATCAATAGCTGATATTATTCTAAGATTTAAAACAGATATTATTCAAACTGATTTACTACAAACTAATATGTCAGAAGCTATTGATAGAGCAAAAGCAAATAACCAAACTAGAAATAATTTAGGAATGTTGCTTTTAACTAAAGATGAAGTATTTACACAAATAAATACTCCAATAGCTGGCCTTGAAAGAATATCGGCTCATATGATGGAATATGTATCTGTATCAGGGCGACAGCCTTCAACAATTCTTTTTGGAACAACTCCAAGTGGATTAAATTCAACTGGGGAGATAGAGTTAGATATTTACTACCAAGAATTATCATCACTTCAAAATAGTAAAATAAAACCAATTATTGAACAACTTTTAAAAATGATATGTTTAGAGTTAGGTTTGGATATTAACCCTAAATGGAAATTTAACGAACTTAAAAAAGATAATGAAGTTGAGAATGTAACTGTTGAAACTGGAAAAATTGACAATGTTATTAAAATGCAAGATGCGGGACAGATTACTCCTGAGCAAGGAAATACTTTATTAAAAGATAAAGGCGTAATTCCAGATAGTATGAAATATACAGAACAAGAGATTGATTTAGATACTCCCCCAGTAGATGGTATAAATGGCTACGAAAACTATTAAGCCTACAACTCTAAGAACTCCAAGAGAGAATAAAGCTTTAGAGCAAGATTATTCAAGTAGGCTAAAAAAACTTACAACAGATATAAGTAAATCATTTTACTATTGGACTATCGCAACTGTTAATAAAAATGAAAACAAGAATATAGCTAAACAATTAGCATTTAACTTTAATGACCTTATCAAAAGATGGGATAAAAAAACAAATGAGTTTGCTAAAAAAGAAGCATTAAGAACAGTAGGACAAGTTCAAACTTTTGTTAATAGTAATTTAAAAAGCCAAAACCCAGAATTTGCATTAAAGAGAAGTAGCAAGAGTATAGATAATAGTTTAAATGCTGTTTATCAAAGAAACTATAATTTAATTAAAACTATTCCACAAGATATAAAAGAAAGATTTGAAAGTGTATTTTTAAACAATGTAAATAATTTTGATATGGAAGCTATTAAAAAACAAGTTCTTGCAATAGATGGGATAGGTAAAAGACGAGCCGAAACAATAGCAAGAGACCAAGTTCACAAAGCCATAGGCGAGTATCATTCTGCACGAGAACAAGCACTAGGATTTGAATACTATGTTTGGCAAACTTCAAAAGATGAAAGAGTATCAACTGGAAAAGGTGGACATAGAATATTAGAAGGAAGAATATATCGATACGACACTCCAAGTGCTGTTATAGATAGCTACGGAAATATTGGGGACCCAGCACAAAGAGTTAATTGCAGATGTAGAAGAAGAGCAGTTATTCTTAAACCTAATCAAGATGTTAAATTAGTTAAAGATAGTTTACATGGAGATTACTACGTGATTATTGAGAAGTAATACTTTCACTATACAAAATTAAAATTAATTGTTATGTGTTGTGGTTTAGTAAATTTTGGGTATAAAATAGGAATAGGAGGATTCTCATTGATAAACTCTTCAATATCTTTTAAATTATCAGCACTCCAACCAGCAACAAGTCTTTTATCTTTAATATCTAAAAAAATCCATTTACAATAATTATTACTAACTTCTTTTTTTGACATTCTATATCCTTATCCTTTTTATATATAAATATTATACCTAAAAACAACTCTTGTTAATCTGTTTTTTAAACATTATTCTAAAATTAATTTGTGAATTTTTTTAAAGGGGCTATTTTGATATTTTTAGACAAACAATCTAAAAGAACAAAAGACGAGAACGGATATTTAATTATTAAAGATAATCCTATTGCTGTTGCTGGAGTATTTGATTATTTACATTCTGAACTATTTAAGGATAGCGAAGATGATACAGTCGTTAAAGTTTATAGAGATTTTAAAGACTTAGTAAAAATCAAAGATGCTTTTATTGGTAAACCTATAGTATGGGTACATCAATGGGTAGGAGATGAAACTAATCAAGTTGATGGTTCAATTCAAGGTGAAATTAAAGTAGATGAAGAAACACAAACTCTAAGAGCAGACTTGCATATCTATAATCCTAAATTAATTGAAGTTATCGAAAGCGGAGAAGTGATTGAATTGTCGCCAGGATATACTGGTGGCATTACCGAAAAAAAAGGTAGATTTAATGGTCAGTCTTACGATTATACTCAATCAGTAGATGTAGTTAATCATTTAGCAGTAGTTGAGAATGGTCGAGCAGGTGACCTTTTAAAAATTCAAGATAGTAAAACAAATTTAAAGAAAGGTGAGAATATGAAAAAAACTAGCAAAGATAGATTTATGGATGCTATGAAAAAGTTTTTCAAAGATGAAGAAACTATCGAAAAAAAAGAAGAAATCAAAAAAGAAGATGAAGACCCAAAAGTAGAAGACGAGGGTAAAATTGAAAAAATCAAAGAGATTGCAAATTCTGATTTAGATGATGCTGAAAAAGAAAGATTGATTAGTGAAATCTTAGGTGGTAAAACTGAAGATGAAGACCCAGAAGAAAAAAAAGAAGATGAAGAGTGTAATCCTAAACAAAAAGATGATGAAGAAATCATCAAAAAAGAAGAGATAAAAGAGCAGTTATCTCCTGATGAATTAGCAGAAGTTATCGCAGAAGGTGTAAAAATTGGTGTTGAAAAAGAAATGGAAAAATACACAGACTCTATGAAAAAAGAGAGTAAAAGAATTACTGATACATACACTAAAGTTTCTGATGCTTTAGGTACAAGTTTTGATTATACAAATATGTCAGCAAATGACATCTACAAGTTTGGTTATGAGTCATTATCGGGGAATAGTTTAGATAAAGGTATGAATGCAGAAACTGCGTTTTTAATTGCTTCACAATCTAAGAGAAAAACAAATTTTGTGGATAGCAAACCAAACGAAAAAGAAGATAATTTAACAAAATTATTAGAAAGATACTAGGAGAAAAAATGTTACAAAGTACAGTAAAAAGAACTCAGGCTTTAGGTAGTGCTGGGGAAATATACAAGGCTGAACACTCTTACTTAAACACAGTTATGAGACTGGTTACAGATGACATTACTAGAGTTGGGTGCTTTGTTCAAGCTGGTACAGCAGATAATGAAATCATTATGGCATCAGGTCAAGCTATTACTGGCGATATTATTGGAGTAGTTGTAAAAGGTGAATTAAGAAATTCATTAACAGATACTGATTTAGTATTGAAAGGTACAAATCAAGCTGTTTTAAATGAAGGTAATATTTTTATTAAAGCAAATGGAACACAGCCAGAAGATATAGACTGGGCTGAAATAGATAAAAGAATGGCTATCTTTTTGGCTTCATTAGAAAAAACAGAATAAATAATTAGCGAGAGTAGATGGAACTTAGAAAAAAATTAATTTACATTGTGGTTTGTTTAATCTTGGGTACTACTCTCGCAAAAGATGTTTGGAATAAATCAATGTATGAAAGTCATAATTACCAACAAAGAAATAATATTAAATCTTTAACAGAAGATGATTTAAAAAAAAGATATAAAATTTATAATGAAAATAATGAATTTAAAAAAGTATATGAAACTGTTGGTAATTTTTGTAGTGGCATTATATTAGTTAGTTGCTTGATACTGTTAGGAATAAATAGAAGCGAAGAACTGAATCGGGGTACTGATGAATCCCGACGATCTTAGAGCAATAATGTTAACTGTTGGTTACTATAAAGATATTTTTATAGGCATTTGCGGTGGTGTGGCTTCATATTTATTTAAATATACAAGAACTACTCCAAAAGAATTGTTTAGTATAACTTCTTTATTTGTTCATATTGTATTAGGTGCATTTGTATCTTATATGATTGGTACAGTTATAGAGCCTAAAACTTATGGTAGAGAGTTAATTATTGGGTTTAGTGGATTTTTTGCATTTGCTATTTTAATATTTGCAGAAAGTAAATTTCCTGAATGGCTTTTTAATTTTATTGATATATTACATAAAGCCACGATTAAAAAAGATAGAAAGGATTAAAATGTTTAATTTATTACTAGGATTACCAATTTTTAAAAGTTTTAAATTTTGGTTTATATTGGCTTGTATTTTATTTATATTAGCTTTCTATTTTTTATTTAAAAATAACATAGAACTTAACCAAAAATTAGAAACAGAACAACAACATAAATCTTTAATTATTGATGCTTACAATGAAGCTATACCAATTATTAAAGATACAGCTACTGCTGAAGCAACCAATCAAGCTAAAAAAGAAATGATAGATACTAAAACACAAAAACTAAATATAAAGATAAAGGAGAACCCAAAATATGAAATTAAAGACAATAATTGCGATAGGGTTGTTGCTACTTTTCTTTAGTGGTTGCAGCCAAAAAGAGCTAATAGTTGAGAAAACAGTTTATATATGTACGGAACAAAAGATGCTAGACAAAATTGAACATTTGCCAGTTTATGTATCAAAAAGTTATCTTGAAGATTATGAAGAAAAAAGAGAAATGTTATATGAACAAATAGATTTTTATATAAAGCAAGTAAAAATAAACAATGAAATGTGTGAAAAATACAAAAAGGAAAATAAACAATGAAATTAATATCACCAAATGAAGCAATAAAAATAGGTTTAGATAACTATTTAGAGCGTTATAAAAAAGCAGTTCATGAGTTTTGGAAGTTTGATAAAAATATAGATAATATTCCTATTGAACATTATTTTATCGCTCAAGCAGTTCAAGAGAGTAGATTTAATCCAAATGCAAAAAGTCCAGTTGGTGCGTTAGGTATTGCACAGTTTATGCCTTTTACAGCTAAGGAAGTAGGACAAGAATTAAAAGATAATCAGTTATTTAAAAATGGATTTGATCCATTAAATGATATTCAATCTGTTTATGCACAAGTTTACCACATGAATAAGCTTTTTAGAAGTTGGAAAGTTGAAAGAACAGCTTTAGAAAAATTTGAACTAGCATTAGCTTCATACAATGCTGGATTAGGAAATATTTTAAAGGCTCAAAAATTAAGTGGTAACCAAAGAAAATGGAATGATATTAAAAAATATCTTGTAAATGTAACTGGAAGAAATAGTTTAGAAACTATCAATTATGTAGAATATATAAAAGGATATGTTTTACAAATAAAAAAATAAGTGTGTCAAATTTGTGTCATATCTTTTATGTATAAATTTCTGAAATTTACATATAAAAAATATTTGTATTTTATAGAAAATGGACTTTAGCACTAATTTATCATTTTTTATACAAAAAACAAACCTTATTAATTTAAGTAGAAATTAGGTAAAATCGCGAATTATTTAGAAAAGGAAGTTGAAATTGAGAACACATTATTGTACAGATGTTACTGAAAAACTTATTGGTCAAACTGTTACTGTTGCTGGTTGGGTAAATA